AAAGAAGCGGGCGCTTTATTTTTAAGCAGTATCGCGACTGATGGTTTTGTAATGAAAACTTATCAAGCAACAATAGCTGTAACAAACGGAAACACTACTGGTGATGAAGCAGCAATAGGTTTTCCATCAAACTTCATTCCAATGTTCGTTGTGATTAGAAACACAGCAGCTACGACTACAGGCGGAGCAATTGCTGATGTAGGAACTGCAGCTTCAGCGCAAGCTTATGTTGACGGTGCAACTTTATCTACAAGTGCAGCGGGAGCGCAAATTTTTGCTTGTAACGGAGTTAACGGAATAGGATCCGGTGGATCTGGAACAACAGCAGGAATACCATTAACACCTGATGAAATCAGAGTGACTATGGCAGACCCTGGAGCGTCTGGTGCATCTATTGTAGTAACATTTATTGGTATTACATTTACAGAAACATTAGACTTAGTATAATAATTAATTTATGGGGACTCGACTTGTTTAGAAGAGTCCCCTAAAATTAAAGGAGAAAAAATGACAACATTTGGATCATCAATTGATGGAGTGGCAACTAACGTAACTACAGAAACTAAAACTGTTCAAGTTGGTAGAACTAGAGCTTACGGAGTACATTATGTTGGAACAGCAACTGGAGGAGTAATAGAATTAAAAGATGGAGCAACTTCTAAAGTTAAAATAGATCATGGAGCAGTGGCGGAAAGTAAAACTGTAATTTTCCCTACACCTATTCTATTTAAAACTAATCTTAATTCTGTTTTCACTACAGAACAGGTTACTGCTGTTACTGTGTTTCATAGTGGCGGAAGCAATTCGTAGGAGGTTTACGTGGCTTTTTCAGGCACAAGTACATTCGAGAAATTTCTCTCGATAGACGATATTATTACTGAAGCCTTTGAAAGGCTAGGATTTTTTGATTATTCAGGAAATGATTTAAGATCTGCAAGACGTTCTTTAAACATAATGTTTCAAGAATGGGATAATAGGGGTTTGCATTTCTGGGAAGTAGCAAGGACTGCTATTAGTTTAGTAGAAAATCAAAATCAATATCAAATATTTAGATCTCCATCTGATGGAAATGCAGATGGTATAACCACTACTTTAAGTTCGGGTATTTCAAGTTCTGCAACAACTATCCCTGTTTCCTCAGTTAAAAATATGAATGATACAGGAAAGATTAGAATTAATTCTGAAGTAATTATTTATACTTCTATTTCTGATAATAGTATAATCTGTGAGGCTTCTGGTCGAGGAGCAGACGGAACTACAGCTGCGGGTCATGCTAGTGGAGACACAGTTACAAACTTTGTTGATATGGTATCTGATCTTCTTGAAGCTAGTTACAGAAATGAAAATGATGTGGATACACCTCTTTCAAAAATTAATAGATCTCAATACCAAGCTTTTTCAAATAAAGTATCTACTGGTCAACCATCACAATATTTTGTTCAAAGATTTATAGATAAAGTAACTGTAACTTTATATTTAACACCAGGTAATACACAGGCTGGTAAGTATTTATATTTTTATTATGTAAAAAGAATTCAAGACGCTGGTAAATATACGAACGAAGCAGACGTAGTTAACAGATTTGTTCCATGTATGTGTGCAGGTTTAGCTTACTATATGGCCATGAAAAAAGCGCCTCAAAGAATTCAAGAAATGAAATTAATTTATGAAGATGAGATACAAAGAGCTTTAGCAGAAGATGGATCTTCAGCTAGTGTTTACATATCACCTAAAACTTATTATCCGGAGATCTAATGGCAAAGTTTGCAAAAGGAAAACACGCTTTAGCAATTTCTGATAGAAGCGGGCAAGCTTTTCCTTGGAGAGAAATGGTTACTGAATGGAACGGTGCTTTTGTGCATATTTCAGAATACGAACGTAAACAACCTCAGTTAGAACCAAAACCTTTTGTAGCTGACCCACAAGGATTAGAACAAGCAAGACCTCAACATTTTAATTTGTTAACTGGAGGCGGTGGAGGAATTATTGCAGACTTAACTTTACCTGGATCTTATTCTTTTTTAGATACCAGTAACAACACTATGATTCCAGAAAATCCAACTGATCTTAACAGAAGAAGAGAAGCATCTATGTCTTTAGGAAGTGTGGTTGCAGGAATTCCTGCTCCTTCCACTACTACTTATGCAGTCACTGTACAAAGCACTGCTGGTGGAAATAAATATTTTATAGATAGTGTTCAACAAGCTACTTTAAGTTTTACAAAAACTCAAATATATAAATTTGATCAGTCAGATTCCTCTAATGGAACTGGAGGAACTCACCCATTAAGATTTTCTACGACCTCGGATGGAACTCATAGCGGAGGGACCGAATATACTACTGGCGTTGTTGTAAGTGGAACACCTGGAACTTCTGGAGCTTATGTTGAAATAACAGTTGATGCAAGTGCCCCTAGTACGCTATACTACTATTGTACTAATCACTCAGGAATGGGAGGACAGATAAACATATCATGACATACGATGAACTAAAAACAAAAATTAGAGACTACACTGAAGTATCAAGTAACGTTTTAACTGATACTATTTTAAATGGTATTATTAATGACGCTGAGTTTAGAATCTTAAGAGATGTAGACTCAGATAATAATAGAAGATATGTAACTGCTCAAATGTTAGCAGGTCAAAGATTTATAGATACCCCTCAAAATTTATTGGTAATTAGATCTGCTCAAATAGTAGATTCTGCTGGAGTTGGAGTAGCTAATGACAGGGATTTTTTACAGTACAGAGATACTAGTTTTATGTCAGAATTTAATAATTTAGGAACTCAAGGCACTCCAAAATACTACAGCAATTGGGATGAAGATACAGTGGTTGTGGCTCCCACGCCGGACCAGGCCTATACGATCCAATTAAATTATGTCTTGAAACCAGCTGGATTATCTAGTACAACTCCTAGTACATACTTAAGTCTACAATTTCCCAATGGACTTTTATATGCATGTCTAGTTGAGGCATATGGTTTTTTAAAAGGGCCAAATGATCTCTTGCAATTATACGAAGGAAAGTATAAACAAGTGGTTGAAGGCTTCTCAATTGAACAAATGGGAAGAAGAAGACGAGACGAATATCAAAGTGGTGTTCCTCGTATAGGTAAATAGGAGATAAACATGGCAATAACACAAGCAATTTGTAATTCGTTTAAAAAACAACTACTAGAAGGTGATGCTAACTTTTCTAATTCAAGTGGTGACGTTTTTAAAATAGCCCTTTATACTTCTTCAGCGACTCTAAACTCAGCGACTACTTCTTTTACAACTACTAACCAAGTATCTAACACTGGACAATATACTTCTGGTGGAGGAAAGTTAGTAAACTTAGCAGTATCAAATACAGCTGGTGTAGCAAGAGTAGACTTCTCCGATAGATCTTTTACTGGAGTTACTCTAACGGCTAGAGGAGCATTAATCTATAATACATCATCAGCCGTAACAAACGCGTCTGTTGCTGTTTTAGATTTTGGAGCAGATAAAACAGCTACGTCAGGCGTATTTACAATTCAGTTTCCAGCGCAAACATCAACTGCAGCGATTTTAAGAATCTCTGGTTAAGTAGGAGGTAAACTCCTATGGCAGCTTGGGGAACAAGTACTTGGAACACAGGCAGTTGGGGAACGGGTGCGGATAACACCGTAATCCCTACAGGGATAGCTGCGGCCTTTGGAGTAGGAACAGTATCTACTGATTCAACTGTAGAAGCAGGTTGGGGTAGAGATGGTTGGGGCCAAAGAGCTTGGGGTAATCCTAGTCAAATCGTAACTCCTGTTACACCTGAAGACGACATGACCATGTCGTTAAATTCTGTATCTATTACAGCTGAAATCAATGCAGGTTGGGGTGCAAAAAATTGGGGTGATAACGCTTGGGGTATTGCAGGTAATCTTCTCGCAACCGGAGTTTCTATAACTGGAGCAACCGGTAGTCCTACCATTCAAATTGATCACATTGAAGCCATAGGTAATTTTCCACTCACACTATCATTAGGTAATGAAGCTATCGACATTGTAGGTAAAGTTTTCCCTACAGGAATAGCTATGACCTCTACTTTGGGAACTGCTGATGCAGGTCCTGATGCAATGGCAACAGGTAATCAAGCTAACATGGCTTTGGGTACCATTGATGCATTTAACCAAACTGGTTGGGGCAGACAAGGTTGGAACGTAAATGCATGGGGTGTAGAAGGACAATTTGCAAATGTAGATGTCACTGGAATAGCTATGACAGCAGGTCTTTCTTCTGTCACTATGGAAGGTGAATCAGTTGTACTTCTTAATACATTAAATGTTGGACAGTTAACTTTAGGTACAGTTGACCCTGCACCTGATGCCGGAATTACAGGTAACTTCATGCTAGGTAATTTAGGTAATTTAGGCATGCAAGGAGATTATACGGATATTCCAACAGGAATTTCTATGACTGCTGCCTTAAATAGTGTATCTGTAGACTTAAATACACCAGCTGCTGTTACAGGCCAATTACAGCAAGTAAGACTATCATCAGCGTTTAATATATTAATTCACGTAGATGTTTCAGTATCAGGTTTTGGGTTGACTATGAACCAAGGAAGTGGTAATGCTCTAATCTGGAACGAAGTTGATACAGGTTCAGCGCCTATAGATCCTCCAGGTTGGCAAGAGGTGGCTGCATAATGAGTTTGACACGAACTCATATTTTTAATAAAATGAATACATAAGGAATAAAAAATGGCGAACTCAACATCAGCTAACCTAAAACTTACAGTTCAAGCAACCGGTGAAAACTCGGGAACTTGGGGACAGATTACAAATACAAACTTATTAATTTTAGAACAAGCTATCGGTGGCTATAGTACATTTAATGTAACTAATGCTAGTAGAGCTTTAACTTTCTCTAATGGCGCATTATCAAATGGTAAAAACAACGTATTAAAACTAACAGGTACTTTAGCTGGAAATTTAAATATAACTGTACCTAACTCAATTGAAAAAACTTACATAGTTCAAGATTCAACTGACCACGCTGGAAATACTTTAACTTTTAAAACTACATCAGGAACAGGAGTTCTTTTATGCGAAGGAAATTGTTATATTTTATATTCAGATGGAA